AATAGACGGTCTGGATTTAGCTTCATGTCAAGCAGCGAGACAGTTAATCAAGCTACACTCACTTCAGATGCTAGATTCGGAATCTTATCGAAGACTGGTAGCGATGCAAAGAAGATGTTTACCGACAAGGTCGTCCCAATTTCATCACACTACCCATTCTTCTTCAAACCAATACAAGACGGGATGGACCGTCCCAAGACAGAGCTTGCCTACCGTGTCCCAGCATCCAAACTCACAAGAAAGTCCATCACCAGTACAGCCAGCGCCAGCGGGAGGAAAGACCTCGACGGGCTCGATACAACGATAGACTGGAAAAACACAGGGGACAACTCTTATGATGGTGAAAAGTTAAGATTGCTTGTTCACGATGAATCTGGTAAATGGGAAAGACCAGATAATATATTAAACAATTGGCGTGTTACAAAAACAACGCTGAGATTAGGAAGTAGGATAATAGGAAAGTGTATGATGGGTTCAACATCAAACGCTTTAGATAAAGGTGGAGATAACTTTAAAAAATTATACAATGACTCAGACGTTACAAAAAGAAACCGCAATGGACAGACTAGCAGTGGACTCTATAGTTTGTTCATACCTATGGAATGGAACTACGAGGGATTCATTGATTCTTTTGGATTACCTGTATTCGATACGCCCGGAACTCCTGTCGAAGGACCCCACGGTGATAAAATCGATGTTGGAGTAATAGAACATTGGGAAAATGAAGCAGATGGATTAAAAAATGATTCAGATGGATTAAATGAATTTTATAGACAATTCCCAAGAACAGAAGAACACGCGTTCAGAGATGAAACAAAGAATAGTATATTTAATTTACAAAAGATATACGAACAAATAGATTACAATGACGGAACAATGGCGTCTGGAGCTGTATCTAAAGGTAACTTCCAATGGGAAAATGGTATTAAAGATTCGAGAGTAATATTTACGCCAGATCCAAAAGGAAGATTTAATATATCTTGGGTTCCTAGTTATAATCTTCAAAACCGCGTAATACTAAAAAATGGGCGTAAGCATCCAGGCAATGAACATATAGGGGCTTTTGGTTGTGACTCATATGATATATCGGGTACAACAGATGGTAGAGGGTCTAAAGGAGCATTACACGGATTAACAGTATTTAGTATGGAAGATGCACCTGCTAATTCATTCTTTTTAGAATATATAGCTAGGCCTCAAACCGCTGAGATGTTTTTTGAAGATGTACTTATGGCATTAGTATTTTATGGAATGCCAATACTAGCGGAGAACAACAAACCGAGATTATTGTATTATTTAAAAAGAAGAGGATATAGAGGTTATTCTATGAATCGTCCAGATAAAACAATAAATAAATTATCAACAGCTGAAAAAGAAATAGGTGGTATACCTAACTCATCTGAAGATATGAAACAAATTCACGCTGCAGCAATTGAATCATATATAGATAAATATGTAGGATTACAGGAAAATGGAGATTATGGTAATATATATTTCAATGCAACGTTAAACGATTGGTCTAAATTTAACATAAATAATAGAACAAAACATGATGCCGCAATAAGTTCCGGTCTTGCTATAATGGCTTGCAACAGGCATTTGTATCAACCAAAGCAATTAAAACAAACAAAGGTTTTAGATTTTGGATTTAAAAAATATAATAACAAAGGAAGTATTTCAAAAATAATAAAATAGATGAATATATTACCAAAAGGTGTATTCCCAAGCCAAGCGGTTTCAAACGCTGAAAAAGCAAGTGAAAAATATGGTTTAGAGATTGCAAGAGCAGTTGAATCAGAATGGTTTAAAAGAGATTCTGGTACGGCTAGGTATTACGCTAATAGAGACAATTTTCACCGTTTAAGATTATATGCTAGGGGTGAACAGTCAATACAGAAATATAAAGACGAATTATCTATTAACGGTGATTTATCATATTTAAACATAGATTGGAAACCTGTTCCTATTATACCTAAGTTTGTAGATATTGTGGTAAATGGTATTGCAGAAAGAACATATGACGTAAAAGCGTATTCACAAGATCCAGCATCAGTTCAAAAAAGAACTAAATATGTAGAATCTTTATTAAAAGATATGCGCACAAGACAATTTTCAGATTCTGTATTTAATGAATTTGGAATTAATTTATATGAAAACGACCCAGACACGTTGCCTGAAAACGAAGAAGAATTACAGCTGCACATGCAACTTGATTATAAAGATTCTATTGAAATAGCAGAAGAGGAGGCTATTAATAATGTATTCGATCATAATAAATATGAATTAATAAAGAAAAGATTAGATTACGATATAGCTGTTATAGGTATGGGAGCTGTTAAAAATGAATACACAACATCAGAGGGGATTAATATAAAGTATGTAGACCCGGCTGATTTAGTTTATTCATATACAGAGTCGCCACATTTTGATGATATATATTATGTAGGAGAAATTAGAAAAGTATCTGTGGTTGATTTAAAAAAGCAATATCCTGAATTGACAGATGAAGATATAAGAAGAGATGTTGAAGGGCAAGGAACAAATGCTAAGTTATATAATAAGTCATATGCGGGTAATGACAGCGAAGATAATTCTCATGTATACGTACTGTATTTTGAGTATAAAACATATAGAGATCAAGTACATAAAATAAAAGAAACTTCGTCGGGAGCATCGAAAGCTATTAAAAAAGATGATAGCTTTAATCCTCCAAAAGATTCTAGAAGTAGATTTACTAAAGAATCAAGAACAATAGAGGTAATTTATGAAGGTGCTAAAATAGTTGGTACTAATAAATTATTAAAATGGCAATTAGCTGAAAACATGACAAGACCAAAGTCAGATACAGTTAAAGCTCAGTTTAGTTATAATATTGTAGCACCAAGAATATATAAAGGTAGAGTTGAATCTCTTGTAAGCAGAATGACAACGTTTGCAGATATGATTCAATTAACACATTTAAAGTTACAACAGGTATTATCAAGAATGGTTCCTGATGGCGTTTACTTAGATGCGGATGGTATTGCAGAAATAGATTTAGGTAATGGAACTAATTATAATGCGCAAGAAGCATTAAATATGTATTTCCAAACAGGTTCTGTTATTGGTAGATCAATGACACAAGATGGCGAATTTAACAATGGCAAGGTTCCTGTACAAGAATTACAATCATCTGGGTCTAATGCTAAAATATCAAGTTTAATTAATTCATATAATTATTATTTACAAATGATAAGAGATGTGACTGGATTAAACGAAGCAAGAGATGGTTCAACACCAGATAAAAATGCTTTAGTAGGATTACAAAAAATTGCTGCTGCAAATTCAAACACAGCAACAAGACACATATTACAAGGAGGATTATATCTTACACTAAAAACGGCTGAGGCAATATCGCTTAGGATATCAGATGTATTAGAATTTAGCCCAACGCGAAAATCTTTTATACAAGCTATAGGTAAATCTAATGTAGGAGCTTTAGATGAAGTTAAAAAGCTGCAACTTCACGATTTTGGGATTTTCTTAGAGTTAACTCCTGATGAAGAAGAAAAACAATTGCTTGAAAATAATATACAGGTTTCACTTCAAAAAGAACAAATTAATTTAGAAGATGCTATTGACATTAGAGAAATAAGAAATTTAAAGCTTGCTAACCAGTTATTAAAATTAAGAAGAAGACAAAAAGCTGAACAAGATAGAGCTATACAACAGGAAAATATTCAAATGCAAGCACAATCTAATGCTCAAGCGGCTCAAGCAGCGGCTCAAGCGGATATTCAAAAGCAACAAGCAATAACTGAAAGTAAAGGGCAATTAGCACAAATGCAAGCGCAACTAGATGCACAAAAATTAGAAAAAGAAGCAGAAATTAAAATGATGTTAATGGAAAAAGAATTCCAAATGAACATGCAACTTAAAGACGCTGATTTAAATGTAATTAAAGATAAAGAGAAGTTTAAAGAAGATAGGAAAGATGAAAGAACAAAAATACAAGCTTCTCAACAATCAGAATTAATTGATCAAAGAAAAAATAATAAACCACCTAAAAAGTTTGAATCCGCAGGATTTGATAACTTGGGAGGATTTGGCTTAGAGCAGTTTGAGCCTAAATAAAAACTGCAAACACATTTTTATAATATTTTATCATGGAAGAAAATAAAGACGTCGTAGTTGACGAAACACCAACTGCTGCAGAAAAGGAAGAAAAAGTACTTGAAGCAGCGGGCCAAGACACGGGTAAAACCGAAGATGGTATGTATAAAGTGGATTTAAGTAAACCA